TTTCTGGGAATAACTTGTTGCGTTCTAATTCGCGAACGCCCTTCCATCCTGTCTATCTCACCTTTCCAATACCTGATAGAATCGCGGATGGCGCGCAAGTCTGCCCGGCGCAATAGTCGCGTACCCATACGATATTCCTGCCCGGTCATTACGGCTTGCTCTGCTAATATCCAGCCATGCAGCATATCCTTGGCGAGTGCCAAGTCTGGTGACATAGGGCGATTTATCATGCATCATCCCTCCTCCTGACCGCCCCGCGCGGTCTTTGTGCCTTTGGTTTTTTGAGTGTCCTGCGCTGTTTCAAATCCTCAAAGTCTGGATTAAGAATTTCAAGTGCTGCGATATTGTAAACACGGCAGTCCAAGGGCTCATTCCTCAAGCCTTTTTTCAACTTCCACTCGGTTTTAGGCCGGCCTTTAACCATTTTGGTTACTTTGATTTCGCTGGTAAGCCCCTCAAAGTATTTTTCATCATAACCAGCTTGCAAAGTTAAGCTATCAAGCGGGAAATGGCAATACCCTGCCTTGTCTTTGTCCTCTTGGGCAAGGCGTGTATACAAAATATCCTTTGCAGAATCGACGGCAACGGTAAATAATATATTTTTAACCTTTTTTGTTTTGGAAAAGGTGTGGATTATATTCATACCAGTTCCGCCTTTGCCCTTAATGGCGAATATACCCCTGTTTTCGCGGGGTTTGCAGAAATTATAAACCTCCAGCGTTCTTTCGCCATCTCCGCTGTCAATAGCAGTACGCATAATCTGCATTGCGCCGCCATCCTCGTGGGCATAAGTCTTTCGCAAATGCTGGTCAAGCCTTTCCCAAGTTTCGGGCAAAGATGTGTCGCCTATGATTGTTTTGTATTCAATGCCCCAGCTGACTTTATTTTCGCCCCAGCCCACAATCTCCATCTCAAAGCGGTCATGCTGCACATCCACGCCAGCTGTAAGCACCAGTACCCCATTAGGCACGGGGGTAGCATATGCTTCCCTGCGGTTAGCAAGCTCGCTAAATTCTAGGGTCTTGCCAGTTTCCACCCACACTTCGCCAAGCTCGGTATTGATAAAAACTTTCAGCATTTCTGTATCATCTTTTGCAGAAATCCAGTCCTCAACAATATCCGCCCAAGACCGCCATGGGCTGACGAGAGAGGATAAATGAAAACTCTTGATGGTTTCATTTTCAACCTCGGCAAACCATTCTCCCTCTCGGCTTTTCCAATGAATCTCATTAAAAAATTCACCGCAGGAAGGACATTCGCAAAGAACCTCGCCCTTTGTTCTGTCGAGTTTGCCGGTTTCGGCATCCCGCATATGGTCAAATTTGATATTTGCCCATTGTAATTCTTGGTATTCATCACAACCCGGGCAGGGATATTTCCATCTTTCCATTGTGCCTTGTTTGAATTCGTGTTGAATGCGGCTTATTCCGTCAATCGTTGGGGTCGATACTTTCAAAATCTTTTTCGAGTTCGGGAATGTGGCTGTGCGCTTTTCAACAATCGTCAGCGGGTCGCCCTCTTTTTTCGCGCTCTCCGGCCAGCGGTCAATTTCGTCACATAAAAGGATTTTGATGGGGCGTGAAGCCAGGCCGGCGGGAGAATTAGCACCGACAATCGCCACATATCCCCCGACAAACAACTTTTGCATCACAGTGTTTCGTGCATCGCGGCTTTTTTCCGTACCCATGATATCATATAACACGGGAGTATCTCGAATTGTGGGAGCAATCCGCTCCTTTGAGAATTTTTTGCCCGTGTCTACTGTAGGTTGCACAATCAGAATGGTTGATGGCTCTATATGTGCATAATATCCCATGGCATTAAGCAAAATTTCAGACTTTCCCACCTGTACACAAGTCATCATAACCACTTCACGGACTTTGGTATCTGTCAAGCACTCCATAATCCTTTTGAGATAAGGGGTTCGCGATGTTCGCCAAAGACCGGGTTCGGCACTCCCTTCTGATGGAAGCCGCCTATATTTATCTGCCCATTGAGCCAGCGTTAAATCTTCCGTGGGCTGCAAGCCTTGCATTATCTTCTTGAATAATGTTACTGTGTGTTGCTCCATCATTTGCCGCCTTTCTCGTATGCTTTGGGGTCATATTCCACAAGCTCGCCCAATGCTTCGCCTACGAGAGCAGTCAAAGTTTCCAGTATATGCTCTCTCCTATCCATGTCGGCGGGTGTGTTCAGTAAAGGGGGCAGGGCTTTGTGGGGCAGCGTTTCCAGCTTGGCTTTGAACGCCGCCAGCATATTGCCCATGATAAACTCCACGTCAGCGGCGCGGTGTAGCTCGTTGCGCTTGATTTCGAGGTCGATTTCAGCCGATTTCCGTTTAATCCGCGCCAGCTTTTCTTTCTCCGCATCAAGCTCAGTCTTTTTGGACTTTGTTTCAATCTGCTCATGCAGATAGCGAATATAGCCGTGAACAGCAGGCAATAGCTTGAAATGGCCGGGCGAATGCTCCTCGATAATTCCATCTTTTGCAAGCTGGCCGACGCGCCGCTCTGAAATACCTAATATCCGCGCCACCGCCTCCTTGGTGTAGATATTGCCTTTCTTTTCCACGGTCAAAACCTCCCCAAAAATTCGGAAATGGTCGGGCAAAAAATTTTCCAAAACTAAAAAAGCGTTGCGGTCAGCGCACCCGCAAAGCCCAAAATCGCCCGAAAGTACCTAAGCCGCCGTGCGTGGCGCGGTGTCCTTGTTTTATTACTCCTCGCCGTAATCCTCATCATCCCACCATAAGTCCTCATCATCCCCTAGCTCGCCGAGGGGGATAACTCCTGCTAACCGTTGACGGTGTAGGCGGAGCTTGGCGCGGTCGATTGCGGCCTTCGCATCATCTAGCTCCATGCGGTGCCAGCCCTGTATAGCGTTTTGCAATCTGCCCTGTACTCGTGTTAGGGCCTCCTCCATCCGCATTACCTCTTGTAGCACCGGCACAGCTATATGACTGCTACCATTATCACAAACGGTATTGCTACTGCCGGGGAGAGCCTTGCCCTCATCATTGGGGGCTTTGGTATACTGCGTGGTCTGCGTGTTTTTGTTTTTGGTAACGCTGCTTAATACCATGCCGCCCGGAGTTTTTTTCAGCTCCGCAATACGCGCCATTATGCGGCGTTCCCTTATTTTAAGCGTATCTATTAAAAGAAGCTGCTGTGTATATTTACAATAGCCTTGATTTAATAGCGCGCGCTCGTCTTCGTCTATTTCAGCCGCCGCCCAAAATATGGTTTCATATTCTCCTGTTTTGAGGGCTTTTTTGTTTTTAGGCGGCCCACCTTTTCCTCCTGCATTTCCCTCTGCATTTTTGTTGCCGATGGGCGCGCCGCCTTTGTTGGTTGAGTTGGTTTCAGCCCCTTTATTCATAGACGATTTTTCGCGCCCAGACGTTTTGCGTTTTTTATTGGAAGAAGATTTAGCGGGAGTGTTTGGTGTACACTTTTCAGCCGTTCGGTGTACACCTTTCTTTGTTTGGTGTACACCGTTGCTTTTTTTAACCCATTCATCCTCATGTTTCCATTTGGATATAAAGCGTTCGTCAACATCTAACTGCTCGGCTATGCGGCGATTTTCAATTTTTCCGTTATATTGTGCGTATATCTGATACGCTTCATCTCTTTTAGGGCTTCTCGCTCTTGGCATTACATCTCACCCACCTCCCAAAATTGTTGCGGGGTTTTGGCATAAAAATAACGCCCTGGGGCGTTTGTTTAGCACTTCGTCACATCAATGGTAATTGTTACGCCTGTGATTGTGATTGTGCTTGCGCTGGTATTATTGAAGTCGAACGCTACGCCATTTGTAACAAACGCATCAGTTGTCCCGGCGACATAGCTCGTCATTGTGTGGTTTCGATACGTCATGTTACCCGTGTTCGTGCCGGGGACAGTGTTTACTATCCGGTCTGCGGTCGCGCCTGTGTCCGGTCTTGTCATTTCGATAACATACTCACCCACGTTACCCGGCCCCACGCCTGTCATTGTGGCGGTTAGGCGAATACCGAACGTAACTTTTTTATCCCGCCCGCTCGCGAATTTAATCCGCCCGTTTGCAGCGTCAAAAGCAAGGTCGTCCAGCACATGGTTTATTTGGCTTGTGATTGCGTTGTTGCCCTGTTGTGCGAGAATAGTCGTCAGCCTTTGTCGCTGCCCGGTGGCGATTGTCATGCTTACAGGGTAGTCAAACCGCACCATTGAATGGTCTGTCTTTCGCGACATTTCATCCTCAATTCGGAGAAGTCGCTGGCTGTCATAGCCGGGGGGACTTACTTCCAGCCATGCCCAAAAACTATTTTCCCGCAGCGCAAACCGTCCGCTTGCAGCCGTGAACGAACCAGCTATCGCAACAATCGGAGGGGTCGGCGGTCTGCCAAAGCCAAAATCCGTGAGCAGTTCAAGCCCCGGAAGCCAGTCCATATTGTTAAATGGGATAACCCTGTACAAAAGGGTAATCTCGCCCAAAGTATCGTGCCACCATGTCGCGTTTATCAAACTGCCGATTGGCATATCGGGCGTTTCGGTTATAGGTGTCGGCCCTCCGGGGAATGAAAGCGCACTTAGCTCTATGGTTATAGACGGCGCAAGCCCCGCTTCGGCCATATCGAGCGAGTCCCATATTTTCTGCAATTTTGGATCAGCGTTTCCGATTCTGTCGTTGAGATACCCCATAACGTCGATTAAGTCCATCTGTTCGAAAAACGACATGATGACCCACGGGGAATTAAGCGGGGATGGCGTACCCACTATTGCGCTAATGGTATAGCTGTGGGGGAACACGTACTCAACAGACCACATACCCACCCTCGGAAGATTCCAAGTGCCCGACGTCCACAAGATTTGACTGGTGGGCGCGGAGTAGTGCTGCTGCTCCCACGATAAGGTCGTGCTTGCCCCGACATACACCAAACGCCCCATCGGTGTTACTTCCAACATCATCGGGAGTTGTCTCCCAAAACTTATGCTCCAGTCGGTGGTTTGAGGGAGATTCATAGACAAAAGAGAGGACGTAAATCCGTTGACTTGCGCGCCTGTAGTCGCGTTTGCCACAAAACGTCTCATTTTATTCGCTTTGCCGAGGTACATCTCTTCAACCGCGTTTTCAATTTCATCCATATTGCTGTCAATGCGAACGCGCTCCGTGTCGCTCTTATCCCAATATATACGCTCCGTGTCGGTGGTAAAAATGACTTGCCCCTTGGTGATGGGCGCAATGTCAATTTGTTCTTGCGTTGCTTCTATAAACTTGACTTCTGCCATTTCATCACCTCACATTAAAATGTGCCCCATTCCATTCTCCCCGCCCAAGTTTTTACTTGCACGTTTATGGATACTGCAACAGGGTTTTGCGGGTCTGTTTCATCATAAATCGTCGAAAGGTAAATCCCCTCTGTTCCGTAAGGGTCGCCAATCCTTGTCTTTGCGACCTTTGGCACAAACGGCGGGTCGAATCCGCCTATAGTCGAAATCGGAACAACAACCATTCTGTTGCTATCCATTGCAGCGAACATATCCATTGATGTTGGCTTGGTTACTGTGCCATTCGCATCTTCAATGAGCTGCCCTATCTGTTTTTCTGCCTCGATTATATGTGCTGCGTTTTGCTCGTTTATTTCCGCTTGGCTTGTCGCGCTTTCTTCAACACTCTCTCTCGTTTCGTCGTAGATAGGAAGCTCGGATGTATTACGAACGCCTGTCATATCAATAAAGATTATAACAACGGAATACGTTTCGGCTGTTGTATCGATTGCTGTTGCCTCGCCTCGTATGCCGCCGGGGAAGATTACAATATCACCCTCCGCCAACTCTGCGCCATTAAGCAGCGGTGTCAAAACTGTCAAATCCAAATCAGGCAACAACGTGCCTATGCCTGCTGTAATTTCCTCTGTTGAGACAAAGCGATTTGTGCGGCGGCCATCATCGCCGATGATTGTATGCCAGTCCGTACCGTCAAAGGCTTCACCTATTTTGGTATTGATGTTGAAATACAAAATACCGTGCGCGGGGTTGGAAGGTCGCGCCGTAACAATGCGCACACCATCACTGATTAGCTCATCACCCTTATATAGAGCATTAGTGTCGCTAGTGAAAAACAATGTATCCGCATTGCGTGGCTGAGTAAGCGAGCTGTAGCCCGCCTGTGTACCTCTCCTAAATTGGATAGTCATCTTAAAAATCCTCCCATTCTGCGCCGCCCAATGCGCCGCGATTAAGTTTGTCTTGCAATGTTTCTCCATCAGCGAAAAGTATGCTGGTCGCGTCTACTTCGGTCCAATCACCATCTTTTCGCCCGTATAATGTTCCATCTAATGGGGAATCGGATATTCCGTCTCCGGGGTCTCCCTTTTCTCCCTTAAATGCCAATGCTCCGAGCAGCCATTGTGTGCCGTCAAAAGTAAAGGCTGTTACAGGGTCGCCCGCGCCCACGCTTATTCCCTCGCGGAGCTGGCCGGGGTTTTCGGTGAAATATGTGTCCCTTTCGGTTATGTCAACAAACCAGCGCACAGTACCGCCCATGCCTCCATCTGCTTCATCACTTCCCGGAACACCATCCCAAACGCTGCCATCAGAATATAGATACCGAATAGGCGTGTCGGCA